TGCCCATCAGCACGCACTCGTCGCCCGCCTCCGGAAGGGAGGCGCCGAACTCGTCCGCGGCCACCAGGATGGAATCACCCTCCACACCGGCAACCTCCACCCAGTAGCTTTTCAGGCTGCCGCCGGTGAATGTCGCACAGCGCATCAGGTCATGGGCCACAAACGTGTTATCCTGCTCGAACGTGATCTTATAAAGTCCGTCCTGCTCCTCGACCGCCTTTATCTTCCCGTTGGCGGCGCTGACGCAGAGCTGGCCGCCGACACTGCGGACTTTCTCGATGAGCATCTCCAATACCACCATGACCTGGCGCACCGTCAGTTTGTCGATGGTAAGGTGTGAAAGGGCGTTCTCCATCCACAACCGCCAGCCCTCGCCGAAAAGGCCGTCCACGAATTTCGGACTGCGAAGAAGTTCACGCACGACAAGGGTCAGCAGTTCGGCGTTGCCCTTGCCGTCAATACCGGCGTTCTCCTCCAGCCCGATACCGATACCCTCCTCGAAAGTGATCCTCTTTTTCGCGCGGTCAGCCTTCTTCTTGTTGATGAACTCGTTTTGGCTCCGACGGGCCGAGAAAAGATTGTTGTCAGTAGGTAGCGTATTGTCCCAGCTGCGGATGATGTCCGGAAGGTTCGCACCGGACACGGCGGTCTTCGTATAATTCCGTACCTCGTCGATCCGGTTCGTCAGGCTCTCCATCACCCCCGTGGAGAGAGCGTCGGAGATCTCCAGGTCCATCTGCGAGGGAAGCGTAACCTTGCGCGTCACCTTCGTCACGCGGCTGCTGCGGAAGCCCGTTTCCGGAAAATACTCCTCACTTTCCAGCCGAACGCGGCGGCCCACATACAGGTCCGCGCCGCTTTCTTCCACCCACACGTGGTCCGTCGGGCCCTTGTACACCGAGACGTCCACGGCGTTCTCCGCGTTGTAACGGTTCACGGCCGTCAGGTATTCCTCCTCCGCCAGGCCGTAATACTCGTCGGGCATGCGGATATTCCAGAGGATGTAACAGTCGCCGGCTTTCGGTACCAGGCTGCCGCCAGGAAGCTGCGTGTCGTCGGAGTACGGCCAGATGGTGATGATCTCGAACTCGCGCGTGTCGCTGTTGAAGTTCACCTCGAAATAATAGGTGCCGTCCTCCTCCTCGCCAAGACCAGCCAGCTCGCAGCCTTCCTGGAAGGAGACGCGTTTCACCTTGCCGCCAAGCTCGTAATCGTTGGGGTCGAACGTCAGCGTGTCATCCCGGAAATACCAGATCGTGAAGGGCTCACCGTCCTCGCCCGTCACCTCCTCGCTGCGCACCGAAGTCACGGTACCCACACGCCGGGGGTAGATGCCCGCGAAGGCGTCGGCCTCGTAGTGGTGATGGATGCCGTACTTCTCCACATCCACGTCCACGTATTTCGCGCCGCCCGGAAGCTGGAGGCGGCTATGGCCGTATCTTTCCGGGTCGATGTTTCGGGAGCTGCCGATAGGGAACAGCCGCGTGTAGAACTTCGCGCCGTCGGCCTTGTCACGCGAGAGGCCCGTCAGCCCGCGCCCGTAGGCCAGAGGGAGCTCCACCCCGTCCTCGCAACGGCACACGTTCACCGTCTGGCCCTCGATCCACCATTCCGCCTGGGAGCCCACGGCCTCGGCGATCTCCTTCAGCGCCTCGTGGCAGTACTTCCCCTCGTAGTCGATCACGATGTTATCCGTACCCTCCACTGTGCCCACCTTCCAGTCGGTAATGCCGCCCAGCCCGTCGTTGACCGACTTCACGACCAGCGCCACGTGCTCACGCGGCGGGGCCGTCAGCGTGAACACCGGATCCGGATCCCCGTCCACCACGTTCAGTACCAGGAACCGCTTGATCAGGCTCTCGATGCCGTAGAATTTCACGTCGTATTTCCACTCCTGTGTGCTCACCTCCTCCGGAAGGTAGCGCTCCAGAAGCCAATAGCGCTCGCCGCAGAAGTCCACGTAGTCGTTCACCTCAAGCGCCACGTGTTCGTACAGGGTGAAGGAGAGCGTCAGGACATTGTCACCCTGGAGCGCCTTCACCTGCGTCGAGCTGTCATCCGGCGAGAGGACCGCCTTCGCCTGCCTGTTGCTGTCATATACCGTTAAAAGCATGTTTGAACGTCGTTTGAATGGTTGTTAAATGACCGGTTTCGGCTCGCGGAACTTCACTTTGAAGCGGCCGGCCTGCACGCCTTCCTCCCAAAGGTAGGTCAGCGGGGTGAAGCCGGGACAATCCAGGTAAAACACCCGCAGCGTCAAGTCAAGCTGCGGCAAATGCAGCGAGAGCCACCCCTTCTCGCCGGTTTTCAAAAAGGAGATGAAGGACAGGTAGCGCTTCAGCCACTCCTGCTTGGTGGCGGCGTACAGCGCGAAGGTCAGGGTCACGTCGCGCGCGGCGTTGGCTACCGCGAGGGTATCGGAATATTTTTCCCCGTCCTCTTCGCGGATGTCCACCGCCGTATGCTCTTTCGTGCCGCTCGGGCACAGGAGCGCCTTCAGGTTGTCGCGCCCGCCTCTCTTCTCCTCCGTCAGGAATACGCCGTACTCCGTCCAGATGTCGGTGCCGTTGATAAGGAACAGCCCGCCCATGATTGATTCCATGCTCATGATGATTTCATTCTTAACCCGTCACGTATAATCCGTTTGATATCCTCTTTCATCTCGCCGAGGAAGCCGGCGCTTTTGCCGGTATTCTCCGCGATCTTCGCCAGGTGCCCCTCGGCACTGGCCATACGCCCTGCCACGTCCTCCGTCCGCTCGTCGATGCTCACCCAGTGGTTCAGGCCCGAGGTGAACATGCCCTCCAGCTTCGTGCCCTGGTCCTGCGACATCGCCGTGAAGCTGCCGGACTTCCCGCTCTGTGTCGTGGAGGAGGATTCCGTGATACCGGCGGCAGCGAACATCGAGTCCTTCTCCGCCTGTGCCGCGTTGAAGATATCCGTGTACTTCCGCCGCAGTTCGCCGGCTTCCTCTTCCGAGAGGATCCCGTCGCTCATGAATTCCGCGAAAACCTCTTGCCACTTCTTCAGTTCTTCGGAATAAGTACCGTCCACGACGGATTTCAAGATGGCGTTCTCCAGAAAAGAGTCCACGCTTGCGATCACGTCCTCCGAACCCGTCTCAAAGTCTTTCAGAAGATCCTTCATGCCGCTCTTGATGCTCTCGAACGACGTGTCCGTGATTGCCTCCTGCCATTGCTGCTGCAGCTCCAGCAGCGTACCCGCATCAGAGATATACTCCTCGAGCCACTCCGACTGGTCGTATTTGCCGGAATGCAGTTTCTCCCAGATGTCCGGAAGTTCCTGGAGCTTCGCGAGCTCTTCCGGAGAAAGTCGCCACAGGGCACCCGTGTCGCGTACGGACTTGCCCAGGTAGGAGGAGATACGGTCCCAGTCGCTGCCACTCATGGCCTTGCCGATATAGTAGTTGTTGGAATGGTGCGAGCTGTGGTAACCCATCTTCGCCTCCAGCATCTGCCGGTCGTTCTCGATCTTCTCCTTCTGTTTCTCGTAGGCGCTCCGGTAGTACTCCGTGGACTGCGCACCGCCCGAACTCTCCATCTCGTCCGTCAGTTTTTCAATGGCCGTTGTCAGGTACTTGTTGCTCTCCGTAAGGCGGTCCACCAGCGCGTTCACCTCCTTCGCATTGCCGTGGGAGGAGAACAGCCCGAAGCTCACCGTGTCCAGGATGTCACGGACACCGTAGAACAGAGAGCTGCCGATCTGCGTGAAGAGCTCACCGGAAAGGATGTTTTCCAGAATGCCGTTTACGGCACCGAGCACAGAATCGAGGATATCGCTCACCAGCGTGCCGATGCCCTCCTTCAGCACGTCAAGGATGGAAAGCACCGCCGCGATGATCTGGCCGATGATGCCCCCGTTTGAAAAGGTCTCGGCAAGGGTGCCGCCCACGCTGCCCATCACGCCGCCCAGGTTCTTCGTCGACTCGCCCAGTTTGCCCAGCCCCTGGGCTATGCCGGCAAGGGAGCCGGACTTCAAGCCCTGGAGACCTTCGGCAAGCCCAGTGAGGGACTGTACGGCGTTCGTGCTGGAGGTGCGAAGGTCCTGCGCGGCCTTGTCGTTCGCCTCTGTCAGGGCGGTCACGCTCACCGAAGCGGCGTCGAACGTCTCCTGCGCGGTGGCCACCAGTTCTTCCGCTTCCTTCATGGCGGCGGGGTCGCCGCTTTCCGTGGCTTTCTTCAGCTTCTCCTGGGCGGATACCAGGGCGTCGGCCGCGGCCTTCTCCCTTTCCTTCGCCTCCGTCAGCTCACGCAGCGTCGTCTGGTAGGCGGAAAGGTCGCGGGATACGTCACGGAACATGTTCCGGTTAATACCACCCACACTCCGGTCCTCCAGCTTCGCAATCAGCTCGCTGATCACCTGCTTGTCCTCGGCACTCGCGTTTTTATACTCGTCGGAGGCGGCGTACTTGCGCAGCTTTTCCAAAGTGGGACGCAGCTGCTCCTCGAGCAGCCCCCCGAAGTTGCCGAAAAGGCCGTCCCAGTCAATGTCGGCCTTCAGGCTGGCAATCTCGGCGGCAGCCGTTTCTTCCTTCTGCTGGCGGGAAAGGCGCAATACCTCGGCATAGTTGCCCTCCTCCTGCGCCTTGCGGATTTTCTCCGCGTATTCCTCAGCGATGGCCAGCTTCTTCTGCTGGTACGTGCCATATTCCTTCAGGTAGTCGAGCATGGACTGGCGGGCAGCGTCATTCTCTTCCCTGGTCACCTTTGCCAGGTCACCGTCACGTGCCGCTGCGGCCTTCTCCCGCGCCTCTTTCAGGGAGGATTCCTGCTCGCCGGTCAGTTCGCCCTTCTGCGCGTCCTTCCACTTCTTCTCCTGGGCGGCAAGTTCGGCGATCTCCTTGTCGTAGTTCA